CGATTGAGGACAGGGCTCAGGGCATCAAGCTTCTGGGCCTAAAGATTGAGATACCAGGTCTACAGGGCGCTGCTGACGGCGCGCCTGTCGAAGGTATGTCAAGAGTGCGCCACCCGCTTCTGCTCGAGGCAGTTCTTCGCTTCCAGGCTAATGCACGATCGGAGATGCTTCCAACGGATGGGCCAGTAAAGGTCAGAAGTGAAAGCGCAGAAACGACGCTTAAACAGGACGAGCTGGCGCATGCCCTCGAGACAGACCTGAACCATTATCTCACAGCTGTAGCGCGTGAATATTATCCCGATACCGATAAAATGCTTTTCATGCTTGGCTTTGGCGGGACAGCATTTAAGAAAGTTTATTTTTGTCCCTTACGCGGGCGCCCAGTAAGCGAAACAGTTGATGCTGATGACTTGATCGTCAATAACGCCGCCACGACGTTATCTGATGCAAAGCGTGTCACGCATCGCGTTTATATGCGTCCTTCGACGGTAAAGCGCCTGCAGATCCTTGGCGTTTATCGCGATATAGATTTGGCAACTCCTAAACCTGATCAGCCGGATGCAGTGAAGCGCGAGAAGGCTGACGTTCAAGGTATAAAAGTTGATACATTCAATGCAGAGGATCGCGATCGGGAAATATATGAAATTTACTGCGAATTAGACATTGGTGGGTTTGAGCATAAATATAAAGGAAAATTGACAGGATTAGAGATTCCATACCGCGTAACAATTGATGTATCATCTAGAGAAATTCTCTCTATCGTGCGCAACTACGATGAACCAACTGGGCAAGAAGGTGATCAATTACCTGAAGCGCGAAACAACTTTGTTAAATATACGTTCGTCCCCGGTATGGGCTTTTACGATATTGGTCTACTGCACATCCTTGGCAACACTACTAATGCGGTGACAGCTGCATGGCGAGAAATGCTCGACGCCGGTATGTATGCAAATTTCCCGGGCTTCCTCATGGCCGATACAGGCGCCCGTCAAAACACAAATATTTTCCGCGTTCCTCCTGGGGGCGGAGCTTTAGTTAAAACTGGTGGAATGCCAATTAGTCAAGCTGTAATGCCGTTGCCTTACAAAGAGCCTGGCATGGCGTTGATGAATCTTTGCAACTCCATGGTTGAGACTGGTCAACGCGTTGGCTCAACAAGCGAATTGCAAGTTGGCGAGGGACGGGCAGACGCTCCAGTTGGAACGACATTGGCTCTGATTGATCAGGCAACCAAAATACTTAACAGCGTCCACAAGCGCATGCATGCTTCCCAGGCTGATGAGTTTGAGTTGATTGTGCGTTGCTTCAGAGAGCACCCAACTTCTTTCTGGGGCAAAAACAACAAAGCAGCGCAACGCTGGAATGAGCAGCAATTTATTCAGGCCCTGGACAATTACGATCTTGTCCCACAGGCTGATCCTAATACTGCAAGTCAGACCATGCGACTGATGAAGATCATGGCTCTGAAGCAACTCCAGCAATCAAATCCTGCTTTGTATGATTCAAAGCAAATTGATCTTGCTGCGATGCGGGCGATGGGTTGGAACAATCCAGAGCAGTTCTTGGCGCCAGCCGAAACGCAGGGCCAGATACCTCCGCAAGTTCAGCAGGCAATGGCCGAGCTCCAGATCCTCAAGCAGGAGGCTGACGCTAAAAGCATGGTCGCCCAGGCCTCCGTTCAAGAGGCGCAGGTTGATGGCCAGGCCCGCATGTTGGACGCGCAGACAAAGCATTTAATGGCGCAGGCAAAGATGCTTGAGGCGCAAGCCAAGTCAGGCGGAGAAGGTGGGCAGGTCCGAGACGTTGATGCTGAAGTTAAGTTAATGGATGCTGAGACGCGCAGACAAGACTTGCATTTGAAAGCAATAAAGATGGGCGTTGATATCCATCAACTTGCGCAAGACTCAGAGCATCGTGAAGCTGACCGCATTCTTGATTCGCATCATCGAATTGCTGACAGGAAAAGCCAAAAGGCTTTAGAGATTGCAAGATCATTAAAGGGCCAAGGCATGCAGGAGATTGAATAATGGGTAACATCATCGATCGTGCCTTAGATATCATTAATGATCATCTGAAAGATCAGACGTCTTCCTTCCCTGACCCTATCACGGTAAGGCCTATGGCGCGTGGCGGTGAAGTTTTATCTGACGAGTTCCCATCTCATTATATGCCAAGAGTTGGGCGCCAGGTTATGGCTGATGGCGGAGATCCTGTAGAAGGAGCTCTAAACACAGCCCGTGCGATTGGCGATGATCAGCCTACTATACCTGCCCCTGCAGCTCCAAAACCACCTGTAAGCCTTTTTGAGGGGCGCGTATCAGCTGCTCCAAAACAATCGGTCATGACACGACGCGGCCAGGTATTGCATCCACGCACGCCAGATCCTTCTCCTGAAGAGATCGCTGCTGCAAAAGCAGATACGCGTAGCGGTGGCGATATTGTGAACAAACGACTTGATGTCATCGTTCCTGAATCATCTCGCGTCGTTGGTGGAACATATACGCCAGGATCGCCAACAGGTGGCCGCTGGGCTGATATGGGGAGTGATTTTTTAAAACAGCCTGGATTGGGTTTTAAATTTACACAAGATCAGCGTGACGCAGAAAAAGATCTTGAACAAGCTCATGCGTCTGGTGATGAAAACTCCATATCAAATGCGCAGAAACGATTAGATGACGCACATGCGGAAGGCGACAAGATCCTTCATAAGCTTTGGAATGAAAGCGTAAACGAGAGCTCCGCGGCGGCGAAGGCTGCTGTTGAGAAGCATAAAGTTAAGCCTCTTTTTATGGCCAAGGATTGGGACAAGGCAATGCGACTGCCTTTGCAGGATCATCTTTGGTATGAATTATCTGGCGAAAAGATGGGCGAGAACATGCCAGATCTTAGCCATGATGAGTTCATGAAGCTGATGGATCTTATCGGCGCGACATCTGCGCGAGCAAAACCTCTTGAGAACGCGGAGCGCGCTTTAGGCGTTATGTCTCAGCATATGCGCGGTGTCCCTGCAGACGTTGATATTACGATACCTGAAACGGTCCGCCAGGCTCTTGGCCGCGATCATCGTGAATCGTCTGCATTGCCTGGCAACAAGACAGGCCATTTTTCTGATACGCTTGCTTTAACTGGAGGCGTCCCTACACGGTTCCCAATCTCGGTGAATGACGTTTGGGTTGGTAAGATGTTTGGTGTTCCAGATGATGTTATGTCATCGAACCAATCTCTTCATGAGCCAATGGCGATTTACTTTAATAAGATCCGCGATCTTTATAATGAAAATCATCCAGAGAAGCCTTTCACTTATCAGAGCTGGAACTTCCAAGCCCCTGCGTGGGTTCACTTGCGCGGCGAAGAGGCTAAGGAAGAAAGCGGTGATGCTTATCATCAGGTATGGGGAAGCATCGTTAACAAGCTAAAGAAAGCAGGCGTCACTGGCATAGACGGCGAAAAACTTAATAGAGCAGCATTTATGGATCCTGACTTTGCGGATGCTTTGCGCCGCACGACAGGAGCATTTAGAACTTCGCCCAAAGCAACAATTGAGTTTGGGACAAAGCTAACAGACATCGGCGCACAAGCGCATGCATTATACGACGAAGCCGTTCAGAGGGGCGACACATTGTCGCAGAGCCAATATCTGAAGGGTCTTGTCACTGCCATGTATCAGTCTGCCCGCGGGAAGCATCCTTGGGATTCATTGAAGAAGGCGCTCACTGGCAATCTCTCGACAGACATTACTCGTATATCCCACCCAAAGTCTTCTGCACCGCTCGACACTGGCGGAACATTTGAGGCTGCGGTTTCTCCAAATATTCGCGTCCCTCTAAAAGACATGGATGACGACCAGCTGGAGGCGTTTAACGCTATTGTGGGTAAACACCTAAGCCAAAAGGCTATGGCTATCTCTACGGTGCTCCCTGCTCAGGAGAACGCGGCTCCAAAGGCAGGGCACATCCGCGGATATTCTTTATTTGTCCCAACAACGGATCAAATGCACCCTGACGACATTCACAAGCTTGCGACATCAGTCTTCAGCCATGGCCATGATTTAAGCTATGACAGGTATCCAAATGGATACAGGTTTGATGTCATTCCTCGTTATGAAGATGATGGTTCTTCATTCGGCATTGATCGCGATAAATTGGAAGATGCCGCTATTGACTCTCTGGGCGATAACTATAAGGGCATTAAAGTCTTGCCCCATGATTTCCGTTCGGTGTATACTCCAGATACCGATTATGACCGTATTCGGAACGATTCTATTGAGAGGATTAAAGATGACTTTATCAAGCAAGCGGTCGCTGCCGGGATCAAGCAAAGTGACGCACGGAAAGCCCTCAAAAGCCCCAAGGCTGGAGACGCTCTCTCTGGGAGAGGCAAAAAAGCTTGGAATAATTACCGAGCCAGAATTGATCATCTCTCCGATGCGGAAAAAGGGTTCCAAGCATTAGCTCAACGCGTTGAGGATTCTCATCGCGACTTCATCAATAGCGCCACTAAAAGATTTGCAAAACCTGCAAAAGCTTATGGTGGCGCGATTTCTCCTTTTGAGCTTGCGAATAATGATCTTGAAGACGAAGCTCGCCGGCTAATATTATGGTCTTATGCTGCGTCCCCGATTATGCGTCCACTTTCTCGCGCTGAAGGTGGCACAGTTGATGATCCTATCAATAAAGCTCTCGACATTGTTGGGACTAAATCATCACCGTCGGCGGCTATAGATACTGCGCGCAATCTGACGCCGATGGGTTTTTACAGCGCCGCAGCTGAGGCGGCCAACAAAATACCTCAGCGAGCTCCAATTGATCAGATCATAAATAAGATCAAAGGACAGCCTAATGTTAAGCAGGCAGAGCTTGATAATGCAAATCTTGCAGACACATTTGCTAAACAGAAGAGCGTGGATCCAAAAGAAGTTGCGCGGCATCTACAAACGAGCGTTCCGCAATTAAGCGAGAAAGTTTATGGTGGTAAGCTTGAGAAAGAATATAAACCTTATGGGTTTGATGAGTATGAAGATTTCCCAAAGGCCGACATGGTTTACGAAGTAGGCCCTGATAGAGATATAAAAAACACTTGGAGAATATCTTATTATCCAAATAACAATAGAAATAAACGCGAATATAATGTCTATGACCCATCAGGCACATATCATGAAAGTTTTAATAATTTAGAAGATGCCACACTATATGCCAATCAAGGCATTAATAGAGTTGATCCAACAAATTACCATGAATACACAATTCCAGGCGGAAAAGACTATCGAGAAGTCGTAATGACTTTGCCTGGTGAAAAAAAATATACACACGATCATTGGACAGGCGTATCAAATCCTGTTGCGCATTTGCGCATGTCTGATCGTGATAATGGTAAGACTCTTCATGTTGAGGAGTTGCAAAGCGATTGGGGGCAGGAGGGACGTAAAGTAGGGTTTGGTGAAGGGAAAATACCTGAAGCTCCATACGTCACCGATACCAACCAATGGGTTGATCTTGGTTTGAAACGCGCTTTGATGGAAGCCGCCAAAGGTGGATATGATAAATTAGTTTGGACACCTGGCGAAGCGCAAGCTGACAGATATAATTTGAGCAAAAAATTAAATGCTATTCATTGGTCGCCTGATTCCAATGTTCTTAAAGCAGTAGATCACGATTACAACATCGTGATTAATCAAAAAGTGGATAAGGATAAGTTGCCTAATTTTATTGGCAAAGAACTTGCCGAAAAATTGATGGCTACAAAGGCATTGCCCAATGTCCATAGGTTTGAAGGGGAAACAGCGCATTCATTAATTGGCGGTGATTTAAAAGTTGGCAGTCATAAAATGCAATCTTTCTACGACAAGCTTGTTCCGCAACGATTGAATAAATTAATTGCGCAATATGATCCGAGCGCAAAAGTCCAAATGCATTCTTACCCATTGTCTTATGAAAAAGGGACAGGTCAGCAAGGCGATGTTGATTGGGAAGGCAACCCAGTTGAAGAAATGGAAACCAAAAAAGTTATGGGCCATGTTCTTCATATCACCCCCAAGATGCGCTCTGCCATCCTCAATGGCCTGCCAGCCTTTAAATCTGGCGGAGATGTCAGTGGGAGACCTGTTATTGATGCTGCTTTTAAGGTATTATCAAAACTTCCGAAATAACGGAAACGGGGACGCCCGTATTACTCTGGCTGGAGAATTGTAATGTATGAGATGGCAAAACAAGCTCGCGAGAAGATGAAGGCTAAAGCCAAAGCCCTCGCGGCTCCTGGAACCCTTGAAAAAGGTCAGGCTACCACGCAAGCTTCATGGACGCCTGCGGAGGCTCTTAATGCTGACGCCAAGACTGGCATGCGCCCAATTTCACAACGCCAATATAAAAAGGGCGGTCATGTTGATGGAAAGGCTGCAAAGCCACGCGCAGACCGCAAAGCCCGTAAGTCAGGCGGTAAAGTAGAAACAGAAATTGGCGTCGGCATGGCCAATAAAAACATGAAAGAAGCCAACAAAGATCGCCCAGGCATAAAACATGTTGGCGCCTTAAAGCGTGGTGGAGCAGCTAAACGCGCAAGTGGCGGCTTGGCTGAAGAATTATCAAAACCTGTTTCTGATTTAAGAACCCGTCTTTCACGGGAAGATCGCCGCAGAAAAGAGATGGAGCCCGACAGCAAAGGCAGCGGTATGTTAAGCGGGTTGCTGGGTAAAAGGCATGGCGGAAAGATTAAACGCGCCGAGGGCGGCGGTATTCTTGATAAGAAAGCTGTTGGTGATGTTCAGGTTCTTCCAAAACGCGGTAAGGCTGAACATTACAAAAAAGGTGGAAAGATTAAGCGCGATGATGGCGGCAGAACGCTTCCTTCTCCAGAGGAGGCAATCGGCTCAGAGGTCCGTATGAAGGGCCTGAAGGTTCTCCCAAGCCAATCAGCGACGTCTGAAGCAAGAGTAACTCCTTCCCAGCTTCGCCGCGAAGAAGGCTATTCAGCTGCGGATATGAAAGCTTCCCGCGCAGGCCGTAAAGATGGCGGTAAAAAATGGATTCAGGAAGCGATTGAGAAGCCAGGCGCTCTTCGCAAATCACTCGGTGTGAAGGAGGGAGAAAAGATCCCCGCAAAAAAGCTTCACGCCGCCGCTGAGAAGGGCGGCAAGCTGGGTAAGCGCGCTCGATTGGCTGAGACATTGAAACGTCTGGGCAAAGCCACTGGCGGGTCTCTTATGGGCGTTTTGGACGCCAAAAAGAAAGCATCCAAGAAGAGCGGCAAGAAAGGCGGAAAGACGGACATAAGCATCGTCATTAATGCAGCCAAGCACCCATCTAGACATATGGCGGATGCTTTACCTGGCGGCGATGCTGGCGCTCCTCCTTTGCCTCCAATGCCACCTGCTCCACCTATGCCAATGCCACCTGCTCCGCCCATGGGCGCTGTTGGGCCTGGAGCTCCTCCTCCTGCTCTTCTTGGCCGTAAGGCTGGCGGTCGCATTACTAAAGTTGCCAAGTCCTACAAGGACATGGAGGCTGGCGCTGGGAGTGGCGAAGGTCGTTTGCAAAAGACGGACATTGCCAAGCTTCATAAAGATGCACCTGCTCGCAAAGCAGGCGGGCGCATTAGCCGGATTGCAAAATCATATAAAGATATGACTGCTGGCGCAGCTTCTGGCGAAGGTCGATTACAGAAAGAGGACATCGCGAAAGCGAAAGTAGGTCGCAGCAAGTAGTTGTTGTGATAAGGGGGTGGCGTTACCCCTTCTCAAATGCCACCCCTGTTCTTACATGAGAAGGCGAGTGAGAAGGGCTCGACATGACATTTACGACGCAGCAAGCGTATGAACGCGAGCTTGCAAAATTGATTGATGTAGAAATTGAAAGATTGATGGATGCAATTTCTAACGGTCATTTGGAAGATTACGCCGAATATAAATTTTTGGCGGGGAAGATCGCGGGCTTGCGCCTTGCACAGGAATATCTGCTTGAAGCCGAGCGGATATGTCAGGAAAAATACTGAGAAGAGAAGGGAAAACCATAAATGTCATCTATGATTATGGATCACGACATTGATCCTAGAACAAAAATATTAAGCGAATTAGGTGATCTTTCGTCTATTGAGCTTTTTAACAATCAAATCCTTGCGGCTGTTTATATCAGGCCAACAAGGACAAAAAGCGGAATTTACTTGTCTGATAAGACGGTTGATGAAGACCGTTTTCAGGGCAAGGTAGGCCTTCTTGTTAGTATGGGGCCTTCCGCTTTCCAAGATGATTCAGGCGCATGGTTTAATAACGCAAGCTTTAATCTTCATGACTGGGTTGTTTTCCGCCCTTCAGATGGTTGGAGTATTGTTGTTAATGGTGTTTTGTGCCGGATAATGGCTGATACGCAGGTAAAAATGCGCATACAGTCTCCTGATATAGCCTGGTAAATATCAGAAACAATTTTTTAAGGAGATATCATATGTCTGATGAAGAAAATGGCGTTGAAATTGTTTTTGAAGAGCCAAAAAAAACAGATAAAGAAACGCCTGAAATAGAAATTACTGAAGAAGAAGATACAAAACTCGCCAAAAAGAAAGAAATTGAGCCTGAAGAAGGTATCAATGAATTAAAAAGAAACCTTGAGCGGGAAAAAAGAGCACGAGAAGACGCTGAACGTCGAGCTAAAGAAGCATATTTACATGCTCAAAAGGCCAGCGAAGACAAAAATGAGTCTGACTATCAATTAATCGTCAATGCGATTGATACGATTAAAGAGAGAAACGAAGTTTTAAAGACTGCTTACGCTGATGCCATGGCGGCAAATGACTATAATCGCGTTGCTGAGATACAGGATGCGATGACAACGAACGCCCATCAGCTTGAAAAGCTGAAAGATGGCGAAAAGGCAATGAAAAAACAGATGAAGGATGCCGAAAATGCGCAGCCTGTTCATCCTGTTGCGCCTCCAAAGGGTGATATTGTTGATCAATTGGCTGAAAATGTATCGCATCGGTCTGCGGAGTGGCTGAGGAGCTCTAGAGAGTATTTAAAGAGCGAGCGAGAAGTCAGAAAAATGTTTCGGGCGCATGAAGATGCCGTTGATGATGGTATCCAGCCAGATACGGATGAATATTTTCATTTTATTGAGAATAGATTGGGGATTAATCGTGAAGATTCTTCAGAATCTCCCCTTTCAGCCGCATCAGCCCCTGCTCCTCGCAAGTCTGTAGCGCCACCAGCGGCGCCTGTGTCACGAGGTTCAAGCAATAGGCCTAATGTTATGCGATTAACGAGGGCTGAGGCTGATACGGCGCGAGATCTTGGCATGACGCCTGAAGAATATGCCAAGAACAAAGCCATGTTGATCAAAGAAAATAGATACAACCATTGAGGATTAGATAAATGGAACAGCCAATTCAAACCCGAACACGCAAAAATAGTATTTTTACAAAATCTATTAAAAATGAAGATACAGATGTTGCTACAGAGGCTCCCTCTATCAGGCCGCCCATTAGAGAAGATGACCCAAGGGCTGCTGCTGCGCGTCGTGCAGCTGAACTGCGTGGCCATCTTGGTGAAGTAAATGACGGCACAGATGAGTTCTTTATTGATCCTGAGATTATCCCAGATGGCTGGGAATATCAGTGGAAACGTCTGACGGTTTATGGCCAAGAGGATCCTGCCTATCAGGTTGCCTTGGCTCGTTCTGGCTGGACGCCTGTCCCGACATCAAGACATCCAGAAATGATGCCTCATGATACAAGAGCTGAGTCAATAACGCGCAAAGGACAGATCCTTATGGAATGTCCAAAAGAGATTATTGACGAACGTAGAGACTTTGAATTGAGAAAGGCTCGTTCTCAGGTTAGATCTAAAGAGGCTCAATTGGCCGGGACGCCAGATGGCACACTTACAAGAGACCATGCCCAGGCGCGTCCTCAAATTAAAAAGTCTTATGAGGCTATGCCTATTCCGGAGAAGTAAGATGACCAAAGAGGGATTTAAGCCTTTTTTTGAAAACTCTCGTTTGCAGCAGCGAATGGACTTTTCATTTTTTAGACTTGATCCCTCTTTTTATTTTTTATCTCCGGGGTCTGATAAATCTTATGAGCCGGACGTCGAGGCAATATCAATTGCTTGCGGGCAGGACCCGCATTTGTTTTTGAAGTATCTCAATATAGAAAAACCAAATCTTGGTTACGGATCTCATCCATTCTATCCATTGGATAAGGTAGATTGCCGTCACGTTATGATGTCTATTTTGTCTTTCGGAAAAGTTAAAAATGCGAGGACAGTTTTAGAAATTGGTGGAGGGTGGGGTAATTGGTGCCGCCTAAATATGACCGCACATCCTATTGATCACTGGTCAATTGTAGATTTAGATTTTGTTTTAGAATTGCAGAAATGGTATTTAAAACAAACTCTTAGCCAAAATCAATTTAATAAAATATCGTTTATTGACGCAGAAAAAGAAAATTTTCAAGGTAATTTTGACATTGCAATATGCGCTCATAGTTTGAGCGAGTTGAGTATGGATGACTTCAACAAATATTTGCCTGTCTTAAATAGATGCAAATATATATTTTATGCATTTCATCGTCATTATCCGACAATCAATATGTCTCTTGAAAAGGAGGATATTTTGATGAAAAATTTTTCTATTATGCAATTAACGCATAGTGAGGATGGATTAGTTCATAATTTGCTTCTTAAAAATAAAATATCTTACTCAGACTAGCTAGGTCAATATAGAAACAGATTTGTAATTTTTTGATAGCAGCGTTGTCTAGCCAAGGCCATAATCATAGCTCGTCTTGGCTACCCCTTTGCATTTTATTCATTGTCAATATATAATGGCAACAAGCCATTAAATTGGCTTGGGCTCCCTCGGCGTGGAGCATTAACTTTCCCCTGGTTCTATAGTCGCCCCGGTGCGCGATGACAGAGCCTCCTGTAAAAAGGAGATTCCGTTATGGCGACGAATAACGTCTCAGCGCCTTTCGGTTTTCGCCAGTATGCGGGCAACGGCTCTGCTCCAACCTATGAGCAAGTCCAGTTTCCAATCGCATATAATTCGACGAATATATTCTTTGGTGATCCAGTAACGGCTGCAAGCGATGGCACGGTAGCGCAGTCTGCGTCTACTGGCGCTACGCCAGCTGCTCTTGGCATTGCCGGCGTTTTTGTTGGCTGTAAATATCTTTCAGCCGTTCAGAAGCGCGTTGTGTGGTCAAACTACTACCCTGGTGGAACTGACCCACAGTCAGGCACAATCTATGCCTACATTGTCAATGACCCGAACGCTAAGTTCGTTGCTCAGTCTGACTCAACAGGCATTGCACTGACGGATGTCAATTCAACGATTGGCTTCGTGATTGGCTCTGGAAATACTGCAAATGGTATTTCTGCTGCTTATCTTGATACGACAACCATCAACACTGCTACCTACGGTGTGAACAATCCGTTCAAAATCGTTGCTGTTGTGACGGATCCTCCAGGATCTCAGGGCACAATCTCCAACGGCACCACTGGCGGCACCAGCGGCCAAGGCTACGATTATGCCATCGTTATGTTCAACGATGTCTTCACTCGTAACTTCCAAGGCGTCTAAGAAGGAGTAAGGACCAATGGCTGTTAATCTCTCTGCCATCAAAGACCTTCTCCTCCCCGGCCTCCGTGGAGTTGAAGGCAAGTATGAGATGATCCCATCTCAATACGACAAGATCTTCACGAAGCATGATTCCAAAATGGCGCTTGAGCGCACTGCGGAAATGCGCTTCTTGGGTCTTGCTCAGTTGAAGACGGAAGGCGGCCAGACCGCTTTCGATAACTCAGCTGGTGAGCGTTATATCTACAACCAGGAGCACACTGAAATTGCTCTTGGCTATGCTATTACGCGCAAAGCCATCGACGACAACCTGTATAAGACACAGTTTATGCCGTCGAACCTTGGCCTCATTGAATCTTTCCATCAGACGAAAGAGATATATGGCGCCAATGTGTTGAATACGGCTACGACGTATAATGCTTCTATCGGCGGTGACGGCGTCGCGCTTTGCGCGACGAACCATCCGATTGATGGTAGCACTGTAGCCAACAAGCCTGCTGTAGACGTTGATCTTAATGAATCAACGCTTCTCAACGCGATGATTGCCATCCGCACGAACTTCAAAGACCAGGCTGGTCTGAAGATCTTCGCTCGTGGCCGTCGTCTTGTTGTTCCACCACAGCTCGAGCCTGTTGCAATTCGTCTGACGAAGACTGAATTGCGCCCAGGCACGGCAGACAACGATGTGAACGCGATCATGATGACTGCAGGCGGCTTGCCTGAAGGCTACATGGTCAACGACTTTTTGACGTCTGCTTATGCTTGGTTCTTGCTGACGAACATTGACGGTCTTTCTTACATGGAAAGAGTTAAGTTCGAGTCCGACATGCAGGTCGACTTCGTAACAGACAACCTTCTTGTGAAGGGTTACGAGCGTTATAGCTTCGGCTATTACAACTGGCGTTCGATTTACGGATCGTTCCCAACGTCGTGATGATAATATGGCGGGGGCCTCTATTACATAAGCCCCCGTCTTCTTTCTAGGTAATTTAGTCGCGCAGACCGGCCTAGCGGACGCTGCACAGACTACGCGACGAAACCTTGTGCAGGAGGATAATATGGGAACAACTACGTTTACTGGGCCAATCACGGCTGGCGACGTTCTTGATACAACAGGTTCAACTGTTGGATCTTTAAAAAATGTCGGATTTGTTAATATGTCGCAAACTGTTGCAGTTACACAGGCGACAAATGGATCGACAGCAGGACTTTACACAACAACAATTGTAATTCCTGCGAATAGTCAAATTACATCAATCCGCCTTTATGTAACGACTGCATGGACTGGCGTTGCCTCAACATTTAATATTGGCACAAGCGCAACCGCAACAGAACTTGCTGTTGCAGCGACTGCCACCAATACAGGTGCGGCAATTGGCATTGTCAATGTTGACCCTGGCACGAGTGCTACCCGTGTAAATAATTGGGTTGATGTTGGAACAAGCGATGTTCAAATATTCATGCTTTCAACAAATACAGGCTCTGGTGTTGGTTGGCTTACGGTCAACTATAATCAAGCCATGAATCTCGTTGCTTAATAGGAGGCTAAGATGGGTTTTTATGAAGGACAAGACGGACCTGCAGTTGCAAAATCTGCAAAGTCAAAATCAGATGGCTTTAAAAAAGGCGGTAGCTGCATGAAGAAAGGCGGCAAGGCTGTTATGTCTGAGGCATCTAAGGCTAAAAAGCCTGCTCGTGCTTCTGGCGGCGGCGTTCTTTCGTCTGCTCATTCAGGCACGCCTCGCGGCAAAGCTTCTCATTACTGAGATTTGTCGGTGCTAAAGTCGACGGGGGTTTTTGGGAACCCTCGTCGTATTCTTGGAGATTAGATATGGCAAAAACGCCCGCTTGGCAAAGATCAGAAGGCCAGAGCAAATCTGGCGGGCTCAACGCCAAAGGACGCGCTTCCGCCAAGGC